GAAGAAGAAAAGAAAAGAATCGAATCCAAAAAGAGGATGTAACAGATGGCAAGAAGACAAAGTAGAAATGCAGGTAAAGATAAACCTGTAATTCTTAATCAAACAATCTCACAATCAGTGAATGCGTGGGACAGCACAGCCTTTTCTAAACTACTATCAGAACAGGCTAAGGCTAACGAAACTGCCATTAAATCATTAGAATCCTCTATGGTTTCTGCTGGTGCAAACCAGCAACAGTTGGCTGAACAAATTGCTCAGTCTGCTATGATGAAAGATATCAAAGAAGCATTGATTGCTCAACTTCAAGACAAAAAGTTTAACGAAGCAAAAGTAGAAGCGATTAAACTTAAAGATCAAGAAAAGTTAAAGATAAAAGAAGCCAATGATGCTCTAAAAGAGAATCTACAACTTCGCAATGAAGAAGCAAAAGCAATCGCCAACATAGCCAAAGGAATGCAAACATTTCAAACTATGGGTGATAAATTAAGTGACATGGGCAAGAAACTAAAGGACAACTTTGGTTCGATGTCTGCTCTTAAAGTTACTGCTCTTAAAGCATTTAATGTTGGTGGTATCTTTAACAAGTCTATCGCTAAAGAAAAGTTTATTCAGACTCAGCGTAAACTTGGCTCTGAAGATAATCGTGAAACTCTTGCAGGTAAATTTGAATCTGCAAATAAAACAGCAAAAGAAATTAAGCGAAACGAATCAGAGTTATCCCAACTTAAGAAAGATACTGGGATGTCTGAGGCAGATATCGCAAAGACTACAGAAGGTAAACGACTTCTAAGTAAACGTGATGACTTGTCCAATGAATATGCCAAGAGTGATCTTAAAGCAGGACTTGTTAAACGTGAATCTCCAGTTTTAAAAGAATCAATTATTAAAGCAGAATCTCCTACTCAAGCACATGCTGATTCTGGTATTTCTGAAGAACGAGCACTTGAAGCAGAAAAGCATGCTCAAAAGCAAGAAGATCTGTTTATTAAAATTGAACAGAATACTCGTGGTGCTTCTCCAGACCAAAAAGTAAAACCAGCAGAAGATAAAGGTGGTGACTCTGGTGGTGGAGGTAATTTCGGTAAAGCACTGCAAGGAATGAAGAATTTTGGTATTGGTTTGATTGCTATTGCTGGTGCTCTTTATATTGCTTCTAAATCATTCGAAAACTTTGGTAAAATTGAATGGGAATCTATTGGTAAGGGTATGGTTGCTCTTGGTGGATTGGTAGTTGCTGCACTTGCTCTTGATAAAGTTAAAGGTAATATTATTGCTGGATCTGCAGCACTGGGTATTCTTGCTTTGGCAACATACGGTATCGGTGCAGCACTTGGAACATTCGCAGAGTTAGACTGGGAAACAATCGGTAAAGGTATGGCTGCGATTGCTGGTCTTGGAGTTATCGGTGCTATCGCTGGCACTGCTGCACCATTGATCTTTGTTGGAGCACTTGCTTTAGGTGCAATGGGTGGTGCTCTGTATATTATTGGTGAAGCAATGCAGGCAGTCGGTCAAGGTTTTGCCGAAATGTCTGATGGTCTTGAAAAGATTGGTAAACTTGATGGTTCCAATCTTCTGCTAGTCGGTGCAGGTTTAGCATCAATTGGTGTTGGTATGGCTGCACTTGGAGTAGGAACAGCAGTTGCTGGTGTCACTAATTTGGTTTCTGGTTTCTTACATGCAGTGACTGGGCAAAAGACTCCAGTTGAACAATTGCTTATGCTCGGTGATAAGGGTGACTTAATTAACCAAGCAGGTACTGGAATTGTAAATATTGCTCGTGGTTTGGGTATGTTTTCTAAAGTTGATCCTGAGAAAATAAAAGCAATTGCTGCATTACCTGTTGAGAAAATTGCAGCCATGGGATTGGCATTACGTCCAGCAAATGCAGTTGAAGGTGGATCTAGAGCAAATGCTGATGCAAGTGCTACTGCAGGTGGAGGTGGTGGTAATAAGACCAACGTGGTTAATGCTCCAGTCACTAACAACTCTAATACTACTCAAATTATCAAGTCTCCGATTCGAAATCAAGAATCGTCTCAGTCAAGATATCTTTCTGTCATGTACGGAACATAAAAAAAAATGGGATCGTAAAGATCCCATTCTTATTTCTACTCTAAAGAATTAATCTTCTTTAGCAATCTTCTCAAAGTAAGACATTACATCGTCATCATCTTCGTCAACACTCTTAGGTGCTGGCGCAGGTTTAGAAGCAATCTTAGGTGCAGATGCTACTGGACGATCTTCATCTTCAGCGATCTGTGCAGCAGACTTGCTAGCAAAAGAATCACCAGATAAAACCTCATTGAGTTTCTTCTTCAACTCATCATAAGACTTGAAGTTCTTACGATCTGTAAACTCAGACAATTTAACCTGAGCAGAAGCGATCTTAACGATCTCGTCGTCAGAACCAATTGCTGCTGGCTCCATGAATGCAGACTCATCATAGTTTGCGTAACCATCTTTCTTACGCATACGGAGTTTGAAGTTTGCACCTTCCCAGAAGTCGAATACATTGACTGGCTTCTCATCTTCAAAAGTTGGACGAGCCTTGTCCATAATCTTATCGAAAATCTTCTTACCGAATTTCCACAAGAATACTTTACCTTCATTCTCAGGATGCTTAGGATCTGATACAATCAGAATGTTAGCAGTGAATGAAAGACGACGCTTTTGTTTACGTGCAATCTCTTTGTTTGCTTCAGAACCAGAGTTCCAAAGTTGAGTGTTCAATTCACCGACTGGATCATTCTCACCAAGAGTTGTTAGTGAGTTCTCGATGTACCACTTACCAGTTGGTCCTTGGAAGCCATGAGAAAAGATACGAACCCATGGCAGTTCATCACCTTCTACACGTGGCAAGAAACGGATAGTGGCTGTGCCATTACCTGCTTTGTCACCTTCTAATCGCCAAAAGCGATCATCGGTAAAAGATTTCTGTTCTGATTGGGGATTTGCGACTTTTTCGAATGCTGAAGAGATAGCACCAAAGTCTGAGTTGCGCATTTTGCGTAATGATTGAATATCCATCGTATTTCCTTTGTATTTAAATGTATGTTAAGTATTTTTAGTATCTGTTGTTTCATCTAGTTCAAATTCATCATCCTGATCGAATGTTAAATCATCATAATCTTCTTCAACATAACTATTTAGCGTTTTCATTCCACCAGTTTTTTTACCGTTTGAATGTTTGGCAGGTTTCCCTAAACGATTACCAAATTCTGTGTCATCAAAACTTCTTGATGCTTTATGATATGTGCGACCCATATTATTACTCTGCAAGTTCTTCCTTAAAGTGACTGAAGATTTTACCAATCTTTATTTTATCGTATTTCACGAATCCAGTCAACTTTTTAATTCTACGCATCTCATCTTCCCAAATGTATCTTACAGATGGATGAGTTATCCAGTCGTCTAGCATTCCAGTCATATCATCTATTATATTTAATGTTTCTATCGCAATTTTACCTCCAACGAATAACTTTAGTGCTACAGGATATTCGTTTTCTGTAAATTGAAATATTGCAGTGGGTTTCAATTTGTTCAATTCAACATGTGTTATTAGCGTTGCCAAGTCATCAACGAAAATCTTAGTCATGGACTGTTTTCGTTTTTGCCATTGTAAATAATTATCTTCTGCTTCTTGCCCAGCATAAATGGCTTGGTCGTTACCATACGCAAAGTTTGATACAAAAAACTGGATGATTTCTTTATCATCTGGTCGTTTGTTTGCTAACTTCTCAAATATGTATCTGTCATTACGAGCATTAAATGCTTCACGAGTACCACGGACATTACCTCTGTTCTCAAAAACATTGAATCTGTCTGTAGTAAAGTGGAGTTTAATAGCTAGGTAATAACGATATGCCTTAAATCCATCCATTACACATCCAGTTGTGCTTGCTTTGGTAAGTAGTTTAATTCACGAAAATTCATTTCAATCTTATCTTTCAAAGACTTGTTAATCAACTTCGATACATCTTCTGGCTCTAGATAGTTTTCTTTACAATATTCAAGAACAGCATCCATATATGTCATTTTGCTATCACGAACCATCTGCTCTATGTGAAGAGAGAATTCGTTTGCAGTTTTAAACATTTCGTTCCTTATTAATCCAGTACTGAGTTGCTTTAAGTTCATGATCTACCTTTTCATATTCTTTGAGTTTATTCTTATAGAGTTTCCAGACAGGTGTATCTGTTTTATCAGGATCCATCTGTCGTTCAAACTTCTCAAGGAACATAGAGAAGAATTTATCTAATTTCATTTTTTGGACTTGTAAGTCGCCATACTTCTCAATCAGTGTCATAATATATTATACCTTATTTGTTATTGCAAGACAAGTTAATCATGTTGCCACCATAGAATGCAACATCCATGATAAGTGCTTCATTTTCGTTTTGCAACTTTGCAATCTTTTCTTTCATACACTGCATTTCTTCATAGTGTCGTTTGCGGAGAAGTTCAAGTTCTCCTTCTTTCTCAGAACACTTAACACAAAATTCACTCATTTCAATCCCCTAATGTAATCAATTACCTGTTTGGCATCTTTGTAGCCTGATGCTTCAACAGCTTGATCAAGATAGTCTGACGCAATTTCACTTAGTCGTTTTGATTGCATCTTAACTAGCATCTCATTAGAGAGATGAGTAAATTCTTGATCAGACGAGCCATCGTTATAAACATTTTCCCATGTTCCGTCTTTGCGGAGTCTAATCTTCATTATGTGTTTCATTAACCTCTCCTCATAGTGGCAATGTCTCGTGCTTGCTCATCAGAGAAGACTGGAACTGCATTTGACTTGTGCATCGTACCAATACCCTTAATGGCAGTGCCAGTGTAAACAGGGTTAGGTTTCTTGTAACAAGGTGCACCAGTAAATGGAAGACTTGGAATCTTAGGTGTCTCACGACAAGCAGGTTTCCCAAGTGAGTATACATCACTGAGTTGTTGCTTTGGTTTAGCAACAGTCTTTGTGGCATACTTCTTTAGCATGGTTTCCCATGACGACTGCAACTCTCGTTGCTTTGCAGTCGGTTTCTTCTTCTTAGATTTTCCAAGTGATGTATGTAGCATTTGCATAATATAATTATACCTCAAATAAAGTTGCAAGTCAAGCAGTTACCACGAAGCCAGTGGTGTCTTTCTTTGCTTTACCCTTTGCTTTCAAACCAACAATAACACCCTTTGGATCCAAGAAACGAAGATCTGTCTCGTCACCATTGATAACTGGACGACCAAGATATGTCTCTGGCACTTTGTGAAATACAGCTGCAACATTCATACCATTTGACAATGCAAGACGAACATCCATATCGTTGCCATCTGCTTTAGAGAAAGTCAGGTGATAGTTAGGAATATGTGCAACTTTGCGATTGTTGATTTTGGTGTAGTCGTAGAATTGGACTTCTGGGAACATTTGGAAAATGTTCTTGCCATTTGCAACTTCATACTTCTCCCATGCGAGATCTGAAGTACCATTCAAACGAAAGACTGGAATGAGTCCTTGTTTTTCTGCTTTGGTTTTTGTTTTGATAATCTCAACAGTCAACTCATTGAGGAATGCTTGACGATTTTCGAAGAATGCTTTGGTCTTACGAATTCGTGCTTGCTGAATCACATTAGTGGTCTCACCCTTTTTAAAGATGCCACCACGACCAGCAGTATTCAAACATGCAGCAGTGCATCCAGCTGTTCGTTTGGCACACACTTCTTTACCTGATAAATCAGCAGGTGCGAAGTGTAGCACTGAGGACAAATAACCCTTCTTTTGACCCTTTAACAACTTTGGATTACCAACAGTAAGCAGACCCATTTTTACTTCCTTTTCAACGATATAATAGAGTTATTATACGCTAATTACGAATTAAAGACAACCCCCTAGAACACCTGTATCCTAGAGGGTTGGTTAGGTAAGTAGTTACTTACTTAGAGGATTTCGGGGTAGGAAACCCTTGTTGATGAGAAGCTGCATAGGCTACACAAACCACATCTGAAGTGGTTGCATAAGCACAACGAACTGCAACAGGATCAATTCCCTTTACAATCGCTGATTCTACATTTCTCTCAACTGACTTCAACTCACTGTACTGATAGAAAGTAACAGAGCAAATAAGTGTTACAATTGCAAGAGTAACACAACCAACAAAAACATTATCATTCATAATAATCCCCTTTAATTTACCAAGATCCATCATCTAAGACTGCCTTAAACCAAACTGGTCCAAAATATACAGATGCCATATATCCGTGAGGATCCATATCTGTTGGTCCAGTTTTTTCTACTTTAAATTCCCAGTGGTAAGGATTCAAAACAAATCCAATCCAAACACCTGAGAATTTTACATAATTAAGAAAGTTCTTTAACTTCATCGCATAGCCCTAATTTTTTGGCTTCAAGTGGACTTAACCAAATATCCTGTGGTGGCAAAAGAACCTCACGGATCTTTGCATCAGATAATCCAGAACACTTTTTATAGTGTTGAATCATTTTCTTGGTAGTTAAGTCAAACTCTTTTACCGTTGCGAACAATTCGTGTTCCTTACCAAATGCACCCCAAGAATACTGATGTGACAGTATAGATGTATTTGGTGTTAGAATACGATGCTTTTTATCACCAGCGATAAAAATCATGAGTCCAGCTGATGCGATCTGTCCTAAACCAATTGTGCGAATAGGAATTGCTGAACCCTTCATAGTATCAATCACTGCAAACGCTGCATTTAAATCACCACCTGGAGAACAGATGATGAGATTCAATAAGTCTGGTCGCTCTTCAGCGAAGTTTGCTTCAAAAATCCATTCAACTAACTGCTTTGCTGATTGTAATGTTACTTCTTCCATCAGAAGGTAAAACGAGTGAGCAGAATCGTCACCACCATCTTTAAGCTGAATGTTTAGTTTGTTCATCATTTAGATACCATCTCTCTGTTTATAAAAAATATGTCTGCCGATTACTGCAGTTCGTTCAAGTTTCCATCTTGGATTAACATAATCCGCATGATAGAATAATGCACCTTGTGTCATGTCGTGCATCTTTTCATAGTTAGCATAGACAAGCAGTGCAATGTCTCTTGCTTGTAAATATGCTGAATTATTCTGGATTGTTTTGTGCTCACA